GTAAAAATTCTCTTCTATTGTCATTGTATTTTCTTTGAATAGATAGTAATCTTTCTTTATTTTCTTCATAGTATCTTTTAGAATTAAGATTACACTTTTCTTTATTTGCTAAATAATATTCCCTATCTCTATTTTTACAGGATTCTTTATTATTTAACTTATAGTTTTTATCAGACAAACTCTTACATGTTTTACAAGTTGTTCTATATCCATCAAATTTTGATGAATCTTTATGAAAATCAGTATGTGGTTTAGTTAATAAACACTTGTTACATTTCTTCATTATTTCTCCCGAAATAATCCACTAAAGACAATTAGCAGGAATGGTGGATAGTCATTCTTTTCGGGGATCAGCCTAGCTAATTTTATCTAACATAAAAACTGAAATATAACACAACTGATGTTATGAATCAATTCTTATGTTAGATAGCCCTCCGAAGAGGGCTTATCTTAAAACTGATTAGTTGCTAGTGAATAGTCTAACTAGAGCAGCAGGGCGACGAATCAATGAAAGATGATTAGACTCTGTTTGAATTTGAATCTGTTCATCTTGAGGTGAACGATAAGTGAAAGCGTAAGCCTCTTCACCTAATGTATTCACAAAGGCGAATTTGTTTGCAGGTGAGAAATATGTTAGGAACATATCGCTTGTGCCAACAGGTACTAGGTACGCATCACCAGCAGGGATCAATGCAGAACCATTGTATGCACCACGGTACTCAATATAAGTGATACCACCGTGAACGAATCTGCGATAAACGCCAGACCCTAGACGATTGCGTAGAGGCTCTTGAGTGCTTGTGTAGTACTTGTAAGCGTCCTTGACGGTAGCATGCTTGATTAGCTTTGCGAAGAAAGCAGGAGAGCATAGTGCGATTACGTCAGTTACGGTTTCACCACTTAGGATGTTGTCCTGAATGTGAGCAATACCTTCTTCAGCCTTGTCGGTTAGTTCAGTGGTGGTAGTACCTAGAACGAAGTCGATTTCCTTACGGGTAACACCGAAGTCAGTGTAGAAGTTACCAGAAACAGTACCATTAGGAGCATAGATAGCACCAGTGGTTAGAGCATAAGCGCGAGCAGCCTCTAGGGTAGCAGCGTGGCTCTTACGGATGCGCTCTAGCTTGCGAGCGATAACAGCAGCTTCGGTTTCAGCAGCATCGGATTGACCGTAAGCGCGCTTGCCTTGAATGTCTTCAGGCTTAACAGCGTCATCTAGAGGGAAGTGAGGGATAGCGAAAGAACGTAGGTTTCTGGACTCGTCCTTATTCATGGTGTTACGAGCACCGCGAACTTGGTCAGTTACTAGACCTAGAGTACCGCTTGAGGACTCAATGGTGATAGAATGTTGAGCGACAGGTTCGTTACGGAAGATACCTAGTTCGTTGATTAGACCCCATTGGTTAGGAACTAGTAGTAGTTCTTGGGTGTAATCGGTAAGTTGAAATGGTTGATCAAAAGATCGAATGGTAGCCATATTTATTTCCTTATATTAATTCAAGATATTCTGCTAATAGGGAGATTGCTCTCCCTTAACTTTAGATAGCGTCGTTGACCTGGATACCCTTGGCTTCTAGAGCAGCGTATACTGCATTCTTTTCAGCGTCTAGGTTGAAGGTAGCATCTAGAACTAGACCGCCCTTGGAAACAACGGCTGGACCCTTTACTAGAACTAGAACCTTGGTATCGGTAGTAGCAGCGATAGCCTTTTCTTCCATGACGATACCGTCAGCAGTTTCAGAACCATCAGTAGCTGTTTGAACAGATACCTTGTACTTACCAGTAGCGGTAACTTTACCGACTACAGTACCAGGGACAAGAGTTTGAGCAGCGTCATTTACAGTTACGACTGCGCGGTTATAACCAGCCTCTGGCCAAAGTTCTTGCTTAACAACGTTAGAAAGGCGAGGTGTATCAGTTGCGATTAGTGGCATATATTTCTCCGTATTTAATAATTACTTATTAGACTGCTTGGCTTTGAGCAGCTTTGCCACAGCAGATTCTTGAACAACAGGCTTCTCTTCACCAGAGGCACCTTTTTCTACAAATAGCTCGCTTTGTTCAACAGCAACAGCCATTTCGGTTAGAGTCTTTAGGACAGCTTGGAAATCCTCATCTGAGGCTTCCTTAACTGCCTTAAATAGGATTTCAGCCTTTGCCTGATCCTTAACGGCAGAAACCATTTCAGATAGTCTAGCCTTTTCAATTGCAGCCTTCTTATCAGCTTCAAATTGAGCAATAGTCTGCATAGCCTTTTCTAGAGCTTGTTTTTGCTCTTCAAATGCTTTTTGAATGCTTTCTAGTGCAGCCTTTTCTACCATCTCAACGGTTACTTCCTTTTCAGTTTTCACTTCTTGGGACATATTAGATTTCTCCAATTCTTCTTGTTTAACAGAGGATGATACCTCTTTATTATTAACCTCGCCGACGATTGAGGTATCTTCTTGCTCTGCTTTTGAAGCAGCGGCATTAGATTTCTGTAGCTTATCTACTTTCTTAATTGCCTTTTCTAGCAATTGCTGATCTTGTAGTAGAGCTAGGTATTCTGTTTCATCTAGTTCAGATAGTACAGCAGATAATTCATCTGCTTCTTCTAGTGACTTTAGAATTTCATATGCTTGTAGTTTTGACTGAATGTAGTCTTCGTATGTTTCTAATTCTTCAGATTCTTCTTCTTTTTCGTAACCCATCATACGAGCAAGTACTTCTACGTCGTCACCGTACATGTTAAAGAATCTGCGTAAGAACTCAGGTAGTTCCATAGTTACTCTAATCTTTTGCATCTTTTCGATAGCTTCTTGACTAAAGTTAACAGCCTTCATAACTAGTGCGTAATCAGCACCGGAAGCAGGACCACCTTGATCTTTAGAAACGAGGGCGATGTGAGCACCTTGAGTTTCAAAGGAAATGTTAGACAGTTTCCTCTTAGTTTTTCTTTGTGTTGTCATTTCATTCCTTTTAATCTTCTGAGTCTTCTGTATCTTCTACATTTGCAACAGCACCAATACTGATACCGTTAATGTCACCTGACTTAACAAGTTCCCACAGTTTATCATCGTGAACCTGTAATGTCATCAACCATGTACCTTTCTTAACTAAGTTATCACCAAGGATAAACTCAGTAGGTGCAAGGTATGATTCGACTACAGAGAATGTGTCGGTCATTGTCATATGAAATAAGTTAGCTCTCATACTGGATCTGTTAAAAGACTCCATTGCTTTTCTTACTTCTTCTGCGCTTGTGAAATCACCGTGAAGATCTGTACTATCTGGTAGCATAGCTACGTAAGTAACTTGTTTTAACTCTTCATTAGTTGATTTTGTAATTGGTAACTTTACACCAAGAATTTCATCTTCTTTTTCTAATTCTTCTTGTGTTATTTCTTTAGTGTAACTTTTGAGAATGTCTTCTTGTCTCAAGATGCTTCTTGCCCAAGATCTACCTGCTGAACCACCCCAAAGTAACCAAGCGATTTCTCCAGCTTTTGGACCGCCATCAGGAGCCTTCTCTTTAGGTCTGTAATTCTTTTCATGCCTTGAGAAGAAAGCATGCATTCTTTTTACTGTTTCAAGACTAAGATTACCATTGATAATGTCTCTTGCTCTTGATACACCAGAACCAATACCTTGACTACCAGCTTCCTGAGAAGATAAACCACCTCGGTTCCATTTCTCACGAAGTGCTAGTCCTCTTTTGGCATTGTTTTTCATTGCTTGTGTAGGAGCATATGATTTAGCTTTGTTAATATTTTCCATTAATAATCTTTCGTTAGCTAAATAATTGCATAATAATATTATATCTCAATATTGCCATAATTTCAAGTTAAATCTACGCAGATACTGAAATAGCTGTCCTAACAGCCTTTAATATGGTATCCAATTGCAATTGTTGTGCAGCAGTTAAACCTTGTGCAGGTACTTCTGTAGTATAACTTAAATTACTAACAGTAGAAATGACTCCACCACCTGATTGAATAACATAAGGGCTTATTGCGTCGTCATGATACAAAGTTCCTTGTACCTCAACCAAATGATCAAGTACTATCTGCCAGCCGTTTACTAAGAAGTAAATATCACCAGCGTACTGACCAGAACCTACGTTGTCTCCACCAATTGTTCTGATAGCAGGTAGGAACTTTGAGTTATCATATAACTGCATCCATTCTTTCCAAGAACTATAAATATCAGCTTTTACACTAATAGAACTAACACTAGGGGCAACATAAATCTTTTTATTAATTCCATCGAAAGTAACTTTTTGACCTAATTGCCATTGATCACTGAATGCTGCCCATAGTATCATTACCACAACTCCCTATAACCTAAATTGACAACAACATTCGCGTTAGTTGATCCTAGTCTTTTTGCTGTAATTGCCCAAACAGAAGCTGTACCATCTGCATTTCTCATAATACCTTCATCGTTGAGTTCAAAGAAAGGTGTTAGGTTAATAATATGAGAACCCGCTGATAAAAACCATGACTTAAAAACCAAGTTTGAATCAGTTAAAGTAGCAGTATTATTGTGCTGTAATGAAGCGTCTGCTGGATTTAACCAAGTACCACCCGTTACTGTAACACCTTCTCTTAAATCAATTCTAACAGGTTGATCTGTATATACATTAAGAGTTTCGGGATAAGTAACAATATTATTGTGATGATTTAACCCTGGAACAAACTCTTGAGATTGTAAAGCAGTAACTAGTACATCAGAAGTTGTAGCAATAGTACTTGCATCAACATCAGAATTTCTCCAGAAAGTAAAATCTTCATGAGTACCTTCTGTATAAATGGCTACACAACTTTCACGAAGTTGACTACTAGAACCAGTTGCTCCTGTATTAATATTTTCAGACCTGAATGGTAAGGTTCCAGATCTCATATATGGAAGAGCGTATGCACCTGCATTTTCGAATTGATGACAAACAATTCTGTTTCCTTGAGGATCATAAACGCCAAATCTTACTCGACCTGCTCCTAACCATTGATAATCTAACCACCAAACATTAATTTTAGTAATATCAATATTAAAACCAGATAAACCTGTTCCGTCCAACTTATCTTTATTCCAGTTGGATCTAGATACTTTATTATTTGTAATACTTCCTGTTGTACTTGATCTAATTACTACATTTAGAGTTGTATTTTCTAATTCAAAATAAACACCATCATTGTCATCAAAAAGACCCCATCGTCTTGTGTTATTTGCTTTACCAACATCACCACAAGCAACAGTAGCAATCATTATGTTTGAACTACCAGGAAGGTAGTAATGATATCTGTTTGTTGTTCTTTTTACAGAAGCACCAGAAGTTGAATCAGTAAGTAAAAGCATACCATGACCAACATCGTCGTAAACATTAGTACCACCTGATGTAGTTTCAATACTAAATAAATCATCATAACTACCTGATGAAGATTCGTATACACCAAGTACTCTTTTTTGTGAAACATTTAGAGAACCAAAACCAGAAAGGGTAGGTTGTCCTTCTGCAAATCTAACAGAAGCAGCACCTCTGTTATCTACTGACAATAATTGTGTTGGATTAACAGAATCAGCAACATGAAGTACTTGTGCTTCAACCTGATTTGAACCTACGGTCTGGGTTTTACTATAAATCTTTTTACCCGCACCATCAGGTGGGACTTGTACATAAGACATTCGTACTCCTTATTAAAAGAGAGGGACAGACCCTCTCAATTACTTAAAATATTATTACGGATTGCTGTAGTTACGTTCTTGTGCAGGACTTAACAGAATACTCTGACCAGCAGTTCTTGTAATAACGTGATCCACACTGACGAATTGACCACCTGATAAACCAATTCCAATTACTTTAACGTTAACGTTACCAGCAGGACTTACAGTTCTACCACCTTGTGTGTTTGAATCATAATTAAATGTCCAAGGTACAGATGAACCAGAATAAGTACCAGCAATATCTGCACCGTCCTTGTTATCGACAATTAGTGCATTTGCTGTACCATAATTTGAACCGTTTGGTGTGGTTGAGAAGAACATCCAGTATTTGAAATCACCGCTCGTTGCGAAAGGTCCGAAGTTAATAGTACCAGCAGAAACGAAAGGATAACGTCTTACAACACCATTAAAATCGTAGAAGTCAACAGAGTTTAGGTAGTTAGCATTTAGACCAGAAATGTATACGCCATTTGCACCAACTAGTGTATCACCAACGAATGATAATAGACTTGTAGCAACTTTACCATTTACCGTACCAGCACCAGTATCGATGTCGGAGTTCTGACGTAAGCTCCACTGAATCTTTTCATAGATTTGCTGAGTAGTCGCTGTACCTGCTGAATCAGTAATGATATAACGATATGGTTCTGTGTTAGTATCACCATCTACGTCAAATAGTTGGTCAGTACCATAGTATTGAACTGTAATATTTGACCAAGGAGAAGTTGTACCTAAACTAGCATCTGCTGTAATAGCTGCTGAAGAAATCTTAAGATCAGTACCGTTTGATAGAGGGAAACGATAAACAATGTAGTTTAGTACAGAAGCACCAATCTGTGAATTGTTTGAATAAGCAAAAGTCTTACCAAGTTCGCGGCAATATACATCAAAATTATCACCATCGGTATAATTGAAGTTGCCATTTGTTGCATCTCCAAAAATCTGAACTGCTTCGTTAATTGGACCAGGATAAGTAAAGTTTGTAGCAGTATCTGTATTAAATCTAAAGTAAGGTTGGTCAGTTGCGCCTAGAGAACCTAGTGAAACGACACCCATGTACTTTCTTAGAACTGTACCACCAGCATTTTTCTCAGCCCAACCTGCTGTACGAATTAGCTTTCTTGTTACATCATCTTTTGGTAACCAACCATTAATGAATTCAAACTGCTCAGGTGTAATAGCTTCCATCGGGAAAGGATATTTAATGAAAGTTGTATCAACTTTCCACCTTTCCTTTAGCCAAGAATAAACGCACTGACCAGTAACACCACCAGTAGCACCTTCATTTAGAATTACACCAGTTGGATTGGTTGACGCATTATATGGTTTAATTTCAATTGTCTTGTTAGCAGTATCTACAACAATATCGACAGAACCAGTTGACAAATCTGAGGGATCAAATTTAATTGCCATGATTATTCCTTAATTAATCTCATGTGATAATTTTCGTTATAAGCAATAATGGATTTACCATCTTCACTTAGAAAGGTTTGTGAAATAGGTACAACATCTCCGTCAATAAACGTAAGTACTTGTCCTGCTTCAATAAATTCAAATACAACACCAATGTGCTGATTATCTGTTGTTTGTACAATTCGCCAACTCATCTTATTTCCTTATGGATTAGAATATGTTCTATCAATTGATTGCTGCACTGGAATATCGACATCTGATGAACTATAAACAACAGGTAAGTAGATTGAGATGTATCCAAGTGAGTGAATAACAATGTATCCGCTTTGACCACCAGCGGAATGAGAAAAACTAAAAGTAGTTCCTGAACTCTCTACACCCGCTAATTCTGTACTTGTCGCTGGATCAGTACCTAAGTAAGCCCTGACTTCGCTACCTGATTGTAAACCAGTAATAGTCAAATTAGATGCAGCAACAATCGTAGTGGTTGCACCTGCACCATTTCTGTAAGTTGGTACTGAGCCACCACCTGAAATATTAAGTGTTACTGAACCACCGCTGTTATTGTAAATAGCGGCATTTGTTGTCCCTGTAGATCCATAACCTGTAAATAAATTACCAGAAAATGAATATGACCCTGGTGTCGTTATTTCTATTGCGTGACCAGTACCTGAACTAGTAAAAGCATTCGCTGAAATTACAGCAGGATTATTAGATACGATATAAGAAGAAGTAATCGAACAATTAGTTATTGGTGCAGAATTTTGAGTTATTGTAGTACAACTTGTAAATGACATCTCTTGAAAAGTAGTCACGTTTCTTA